CTTGTTCCGGCAGCGCTCAAGTCAGCAGGCATGGCAATTCCCTATGTTGACATAGTTTTGGGAACAGCTCTACTTGGATGGTCAATGTCTAAGATAAAGGGAGCGTCTGATTCTCTAGTCACAATGATAGCTGTTCCAGAGAATCAATTTGTTGCAGCTCTAACATCTGATAATGAGCAGCAGTGGCAAGATATCATGGCACTGGTTACTGTTGAAAATACAGACCCGATTAAAGAAGAGTTTGATAATTTTCTCTCTCAGCTTAAATCTATTATTTTGACGCTTATTCAAACAGTCGATTCTGTAGGAACGACTGCAGCAGGCTTTGCAGGCCCGCAAGCGGCAGTACCAGAAGAACTAGTGACAGTTCCTGCTGCAAATATTGCTACAGGTATTGCTGGATTTTTTGGAGAGATGATTCCTATTGAGCGATGGTTGTTTGATATGGCCACAAAAGGAGCGGGATATCTTGAGAAATATAGTGAGTGGATAAGATCACTCCGTCCCGAGACTGTTCAGAAATACATGTCAAAGCTAGAGGAAGGCGGAGGAATTTTAAGGGCAGTAATATTTTATCCCGATAGGGCATTTAGAAGACTTGGAGAATTTTATAGAGCTCTTCACAATCCAGAAGAGCTAACACCAGGTGATGTAGTTGTTCAAGGAACACTTGACAAGATCTCGAATGAAACAGGTGTAGAACTACCATCAGAATTACGCCAAGCAATTGCACAGACCGGAGGAGAACAAATGTCACTTGAAGAGCTTAGAAACTTTATAAGAGAGTCTGTATATCCAGACTATCCATCTTATCACGCAGCACAGCCGACAGGATTTGAATACAGATCAGTTCCCGTAGTCATTTCAAAGGAAGATGCAGATTCTGATTTTGAAACATTAGATGACTATGACGAATTTGCTGTAGCATATAAAACCGACGGCGGAGTTGTCGCATATCAAGATAGAAATAAGCTTGTAAAAGAAGCTGCCCTTAGAAGTATAATTCGAAGGAAAATAAAATCTATTATATCTGAAAATAAAAAAAAAGAGAACTATTAGACGATGAAGAAGAAGATGATATCTCGAGAGAGGACGAACAAAATACGGTCGGATCAGGAAATATCGCAGGATGGATTGGCCCTCTTGGTACTGGATCTGGGCAGAGCTATGAAAAGCTTACTAAGCGAAACGCTAGCTTCTTTGGAGGTGGCAGTCTTGTCAATCCAGGCGCTCCTAATAGAATCGTCAAGAAAGCAAAAGAGTTTTCAACCGGTACGGCTGGAGGATCAAAGAAAAGGAGAAAGACTAAGAGAAAGAAAAATTAAAAACTAAAAATTAAAAACTAAAAACTAAAAACTAAATCTTGAACATTGCCCTATTTTGGGGTACCTTTAAATTGTGCTAAGCACAGACAAACTAAAAACTACATTATAAACATTGGAGTATAAAATGGCAGTTGATTTTGATGCAATTCGTAAGAAACTAGATCGGTTGAGTGGAACTAACAAGAATCGATCTTCAACATGGCGACCTACAGAGGGAGAGGAACACACTGTTCGACTGATCTCCTTCCCAGATAATGAGGGACAGCCTTTCAAAGAGCTTTGGTTCTATTACAATATCGGAAAGGAAAGGGGACTTCTAACTCCTCATCAATTCGGTAATCCCGATCCAATTCAGGAGCTTATCAACAAGCTTCGCGAGGAAGGATCAAAGGAATCTTATGAGCTAGCTAAGAAGCTATATCCTAAGATGAGAACATATGCACCAGTAATTGTTCGAGGTGAAGAAGACAAGGGTGTACAGATCTGGGGATTTGGAAAGATGGTCTACCAGGCACTCCTTGGCTTGATGCTAGATGAAGATTACGGTGATATCACTGATCCTCTTGAGGGACGAGATATCAAAGTGGTTTGCTCTAAGCAGCCTGGAAAGAAGTGGGCAATGACTGAGGTTCGTCCGAGAGGAAAGCAGTCTCTTCTGTCTGAAACACCCGCACAGGTAAAAGAGTGGATGAGCAATATCCCGAACTTGGATGATCTCTGGGAATGTAAGTCATACGATGAACTTTCAAAGATCGTAAATGACTGGCTGGGAGAAGGTGAATCTGAATATGATTCAGGAAGCTCATCTGAAAGTACTAACACTACTTCGACCAATAAAGCTAAAACACCTCAGGGAACCGGATCTGGATATTCAAACATTGATGATGCATTCGCAGACTTGATGACAGATTAATATCTTGTTCTAATTTGATTAATCGAGGGGTCCTCTTTGGGCCCCTCGTTTTATATTGTAACAATGAACATTTTGTGCTATTGTTGTATATTTGAACTTGAGGATACAAATAGTGCCAGCTAAAAATAAAAATAAAAATAAAAATAAAGACAAGATAGAAGATTTCACTTCAGACTTAATCGTTGCTCTTAATAGAGAGCACGGAGCAAGAGTTGCATATAACTTAAGCGAAGATGAATCTCCAACACACGTTAAGCGGTGGATATCAACGGGATCCAAGCTACTAGACTATATTTGTTCAAATAGAAGGGACGGAGGGCTACCAGAGGGTAGAATTGTTGAGATATTTGGACCACCATCTATAGGGAAGTCACACATAGCCACACAGATAGCTAGAACTACACAACAAATGGGCGGCATAGCTGTGTATATTGACACAGAAAACGCCACATCAGTTGAAAATCTACAAATGCTTGGTGTCGATGTATCTAATAGGTTTGTATACGTCGATACTCACTGCACAGAAGAAGTCTTCAAAGTAGCAGAGTCTGTTATTCTTAAGTCAAAGGGAATGGATAAGGATGTTCCTGTCACAATAATTTGGGATTCAGTTGCAGCATCATCTCCAAAAGCAGAGTTGCTCGGTGATTATGATAAAGAGACAATAGGCCTACAAGCAAGAACAATATCGAAAGGAATGAGAAAGATAACCGGCGTCATTGGAGATCAAAATGTCCTATTCGTGATATTGAATCAGACGAGAATGAAAATAGGTGTGATGTTTGGTGATCCCACAACAACGCCCGGCGGGAAGGCAATTCCATTTCACGCAACTACAAGGATAAAATTAGGTGCTGGTCAGCAGATTAAAGACGGAGATGATGTAATTGGCATCCATGTGTCAGCAAAGACTATTAAAAATAAGGTAGCTGCTCCGTTTAGAACTGCAAATTTTGAAATTCACTTCGGTGTAGGCATTAAAGAGCACGAACAGATATTTGACTTATTGAGAAAGCATGGCCCTGAGGCTATAGGCGGAAATGAAATAGCTGTTTCTGGAACAGGTTCATGGAAAACGTTAAGTGTAACTGACACCAAAACCGGTGAAATCATTATTGAAAAGAAATTTCATAAACCTAAGTTTGATGAGATCATATCTAATCCTGAGTATGGCAGATTTATAGACGACCTGCTAGATAAGGCGATGGTAAAGAAGTTTGCCACAGATCCGCTCGATATCGATACTGAGTCATATATTGAAATTGAATCTATATCAGAAGCACTAAAAGATAATGAAGACAGCTAGTAATGATTTAGTATTAATAGTCGATGCCTTAAACTTATTCACAAGACACTTTGTCGCACATCCTGCGACCGGTGTAAACGGTGAGCACGTGGGCGGAATTGTTGGATTCATGTATGCTATAGCAGATTTTTCTGAAAGATTTAAGCCTTCTAAGGTGATAGTTGTCTGGGAGGGCGGAGGATCATCTAAGAAGAGGTCTATATACGGTGACTACAAACAGAAGAGACGTCCCGAAAAACTAAATAGATTCTACGAAGATGGAGAAATGCCAGATACAGTAGAAAATAGAAATCATCAAATCTCTACCCTGGTAGAGATAATGAAGAATTTACCAATAATTCAAATGTATGTTCCTGACTGTGAAGCAGATGATGTGATAGGTTATATTTCAAAATACACATTCAAGAATAACAAAAAGTTAATAATCTCATCTGATAAAGACTTCTATCAGCTTTTAGACAATCATACAATTATCTACTCTCCCACATGGAAAAAGCTAATAACTAGAATAGAAGTGACAGAAAAGTTTGGAATATCTCCAGAAAATTTTTGTCTGGCTAAGGCAATATGCGGAGATCCTTCAGATAATATTGACGGAGTAGATAGAGTAGGATTTAAAACGCTGGCCAAGAGATTTCCAGATTTTGCTCAATCATCAATTCTTTCCATACAAGATATAACTTCTAGATGTAAATTGATGCTTGCAGAGGGTAATAATTTAAAGGCAATTAAAAATATCTCGGAGTCTGAAACACTAATCAAGCGAAATTGGTCACTTATATATCTTGATACAGGAAATTTATCAAGTCAGCAAATTTCAAAAATAGGTTATACTTTTGATAATTTCAAACCATCAAGAAGCAAGATTAGCGTTATGAGAATTCTCATTAGAGAGGGTATTCAGACATTCAATGTTGATAGGCTATTTTTATCACTAAACCACGTAGGAAGAACATGAATTCATATTTTGGACAATATGGAAAATCATTCCAAGAAAAGATCTTTCAGGCATTTATAACTGATCAAAACTGGGCAGCTCAGATGATTGAGGTGATGACACCCACATATTTTGAGCAAAAGTATTTATGCTTTTTAACAGAAAGATATTTCGCTTATCACGAAAAGTATAAGTCATTTCCAACACTTCCGCTTCTCATAACAATAATACGAGATGATCTTCGTGAAGGTAATGATCTAATCTTAAGAGATCAAATAATTGAATTTCTTCATAGAATTAAGATGAATCCAGATCTTGGTGATCTTGATTTTGTGAAAGAAAAATCTCTTGATTTTTGCAAGAAGCAATCACTAAAGGACGCTCTTGAGCAAGCAGTTGATTTAATCGCGTCAGACAAATATGAGTCTGTTGTTGATCTTATGAAAAATGCAATATCTAAGGGAATGCCATCAACTTTGGGTCATAATTTTTTTGAAGATTACGAGAGCAGATTCACAGAAATAACTAGATTCCCATGTCCCACTGGAATTCCAGAACTTGATAAAAGAGGAATTTTAAGCGGAGGGCTTGGAAGAGGAGAGCTGGGAGTCATTACAGCACCCACAGGAGTTGGAAAATCACACTTCTTAGTGAATCTTGGAGCTGAAGCACTAACTCGTGGAAAGAATGTAATACACTATACATTTGAGCTATCAGAAAGAGCTGTCGGTATTCGATACGATAGCAACCTTTGTGAGATTCCAAGTAACGATGTAATTGATAGAAAGGAAGAAGTCCTTGCAGTGTATGAAAAAGCTGAACTGGGTCGTCTAATTATTAAAGAATATCCGACAGGATCTGCATCTGTGATGACAATAAGAAATCATATAGAGAAGCTTTTATTAAAGTCTTTCGTACCAAGCTTGATAATTATAGATTACGCGGATATCATGCGTTCTTCCCGTCGCTATGATTCTCTTAGACATGAACTTAAGCTGATTTATGAGGAGTTGAGAAATCTATCGATGGACATGAACGTACCAATCTGGACAGCGTCACAGTCGAATAGAGATGCAGCAAATGCATCAGTCGTGGGACTAGAAAACATGTCTGAGGCCTATGGAAAGGCCATGGTCGCAGATGTTGTATTATCCCTATCAAGAAAGCCGATGGAAAAATCGTCGGGTGTCGGAAGATTATTTGTAGCAAAAAATAGAGCGGGAAGAGATGGAATACTTTATCCTGTACTGCTTGATACTTCTATGTCAAAAATCAGAGTTGTGGCAAATAGTGAGGAGATGTCTCTTGAAGATGTTTTGAAAACTGATGCTCAATCAATGAAAAATCTTTTAAAGAAGAAGTGGAAAGAAGTTAACGGTGACGGTGACTAGCAGTAAATATTATTGTGGAGGACGAGAGGTGGTAAATTTTAATGATGCTCTTAAGAAAAGCATTGAATATTTTGATGGTGACGAGCTAGCTGCCAATGTCTTTGTTACAAAGTACGCTCTGTGCGACAGATCTGGAAACTTTTATGAAAAAACACCAGATGACATGCATCGCCGTCTCGCAAAAGAATTTTCAAGAATAGAAAAGAAATACAAAAATCCAATGACAGAGGAGGAGATATATGGTCTTTTCAAGGATTTTAAATTCGTAATCCCGCAGGGCAGCCCCATGGCTGGAATAGGTAATGATTTTCAGATTCAGTCTCTATCAAACTGCTTTGTGATTGAGCCTCCGTGGGATTCTTACGGAGGGATTCTTAAAACTGATCAAGAACTAGTCCAGATAGCAAAGAGAAGAGGTGGTGTAGGATTTGATATTTCATCAATACGCCCCAAGGGATTGTCAACTGCAAATGCAGCTAGAACGACTGATGGAATTGAAGTCTTTATGGATAGATTTTCTAATTCTTGCAGAGAGGTTGCTCAAGGCGGTCGACGTGGTGCGTTAATGATAACGATATCTGTTCACCATCCTCAAATTAGTGATTTTATAAAAATAAAGCATCTTCTCACAAGAGTTACTGGTGCAAATATCTCCATAAAGCTTAGTGATGAATTTATGTGTGCTGTTGAAGATGACACAGATGTAGAGCTAAGGTTCCCAGTTGATAGTGATGATCCCGAGATGAAAAAGATGATCAGGGCAAAGGATCTGTGGGAGGAAATAATAGAATCAGCGCACAAGACTGCAGAGCCCGGGCTTCTCTTCTGGGATACAGCTAAGAAATTAACTCCATCTGACATTTACGAAGATGAGGGATTTGGGTCTGTATCCACTAATCCATGCGGAGAAATAATTCTATCAGCATACGATTCATGCAGATTGATGCTAATTAATCTTAGCTCGTTTGTTGATAGGCCGTTTAAGAAGAATTCAAGATTTAATTTTAATAAAATGTCAGATGTAGCTCATAAAGCTCAGCGCCTAATGGATGACATGGTAGACCTTGAAATTGAACAAATCGATAAGATTATAGAGAAAATACACGCTGACCCTGAGCCAGAAAATGTAAAGAAAATCGAAAGAGACCTGTGGAATAATATACGTGAACAGGCTGTAAATGGTAGACGAACTGGGCTTGGTGTGACGGCAGTAGGAGATACACTTGCAGCACTGAATATCACATACGGATCAGATAAATCAATAGAAGTTGTTGAAAAAATCTATAAGACACTGGCAGTTAATGCGTATAGATCTTCATGCATCATGGCAAAAGAAAGAGGCTCGTTTCCTGTTCATGATTTTTCTAAAGAAACATATCACCCATTCCTAAGAAGAATATGGGAGGAAGATCCAGAATTATTGCAAATGAATGAAAAGTGGGGCAGAAGAAATATCTCATTAACTACAACGGCTCCTGCAGGATCAGTTTCTGTACTGGCTCAAACAACTTCTGGAATTGAGCCCGCATATCTTCTAAAATATACGAGAAGAAAAAAGATCAATCAAGTCGCAGAATCGGGAGCAAGAATAGATTTTGTTGATGATAATGGTGACACATGGCAGGAGTACGACGTATATCATCATGGGTTTAGAAGGTGGATGAATTCATTGTCTATTCCAGAGGGAAAGACTATGTCATATGAAGATCTTGAACAAATGAGCCCGTATCATAAATCTACATCTGCTGACATCAACTGGATTTCAAAAATTAGAATGCAAGCCGCGGCACAGAAGTGGGTTTGCCATGCGATATCAAATACAACAAATGTTCCAAAAGATACAGACATTAGTGTCATTAAGGACATCTACATGCAAGGATGGAAGCTTGGGTGCAAGGGTGTCACTGTCTACAGAGATGGATCTCGAGACGGTGTTCTTGTGTCTAAAGAAGAAAAGTCTATAGGTGATAGAGAGAATGGTGCTATTTTTTATCACAACGCTCCAAAACGACCAAAAGAGCTACAGTGTCAAATAAATCATGCGACTATTGCTGGTGAGAGATGGACTATTCTCGTGGGAACAATGGGTGATAAACCGTACGAAATCATAGGCGGCCTTTCAAAGTATGTAGAAATTCCAAAGAAATATTCAACAGGAAGAATAGTTAAACATCCAAGAAAAACTATGAATTCAAAGTATGACTTACTTTTTGGCGAAGATGGGAATGAAGTTGTGGTAAAGGATATTGTATCAGTATTCGATAATCCAAATTATAGCTCATTCACTAGAACAATTTCTTTAGCGCTGAGACACGGAGTTCCAATACAGTATCTTGTAGAGCAACTCATGAAGGACCGAGATGCTGATATGTTCACGTTTGCAAAGGTTACAGCAAGATGTTTAAAGAAATATATTTCTGATGGAACAAAGCCGGGGAATGGAACACTTTCATGTGGCTGTGAATCCAGAGATCAAGCGAATATAGTTTATCAGGAAGGATGTGCCACTTGTTTGACTTGCGGATATGCAAAGTGCGGATAATATGAATAAAGATAAGATACAAAAATTTGTTGATGAAGATATCAATCCCAGTCTAGGAGTGCATGGTGGCTATCTTTTGATTCAGAATTTTGATGATGAGAAAAAATCAATAAAGGTTGAAATGGGCGGCGGATGCCAGGGCTGTGAGAGGGCAAGAATAACTTTAAGACTTCAAGTAGAAGCTCTCTTAAGAGAAGAATTTCCTGATCTAGGCGACATTGAAGATATAACTGATCATTTTTCCGGTACGAATCCGTACTATTAGGTTACCATAATATGTTAATTTTAATGACAGAGTTTGCAATAGACAGGATCTCAGCAATGATTGATAGAAATCAAATGAATCGTGAAACTGCATATCTCAGAATTATTCTGAGGTATGTATGAAGTGGACTACAGAGATTTCTGGGCTTTTAAAGGATGTTGAGCTAAGAAAAAATCCTGTAATTGTTAGAGTTAATAAATTTGATGAAAAGTCTGCAAAAGAATTTCAAGATCAAATAGCAACAGCTCACAATACTGGACAGAATATAATCCCAGTTGTTATAGATTCTTACGGCGGCCAGGTCTATAGTCTCATGGCAATGATAAGCGCTATAAGAAATGCAGACATTCCTGTTGCGACAATTGTTGAAGGAAAAGCTATGTCTTGCGGTGCTATTCTATTTAGCTTCGGAGAGGAGGGATATAGATTTATGGATTCAAGCGCGACAGTTATGATTCATGATGTCTCCTCTATGGAGCGAGGCAAGGTAGAAGAAATAAAGGCATCTGCTGAAGAGACAGATAGACTTAATAAACTAGTTTATGAAATGATGGCGTCAAACTGTGGAAAAAGAAAGGATCATTTTTTAAAAATAGTCCATAAGAAGGGTCATGCAGATTGGTATCTTGACTCTGAAGAGGCTAAAAAGCATAACTTAGCTAATCAAATAAGAGTACCAACACTTAAAATCAAGATAGATGTAGACATAGCATTCGAGTAAAGGAGCATCAAATTGTTATTTTCAGACTTAAACATTAGAATAGAAAATCTAGACACCTACCCAGACATTCTAGATGTATCAGCTATGAACTTTCTCGCAGAATTAACGAGAAAATTTAGGCCAAAGTTAACATCACTTTTAGATCAAAGAAACAATCGTCAAAGCTTTTATGATGAGGGATACTCTCCAGACTTTTTATCTGAAAATGAAGATATTAGATCTGATGATTGGAGAGTTGCAGATATACCAGATGATCTTAGAGATAGAAGAGTAGAGATCACAGGCCCAGTTGATAGAAAGATGATAATCAACGCAATGAATTCTGGCGCAAATGTATTCATGGCTGATTTTGAAGATTCACTATCGCCTACATGGGATAACGTTTTATGTGGTCAGAGAAATTTAAGGGATGCTGTTAGGAAAACTATAAGGTATGAGCACCCAACAAAAGGAACCTATAAACTTAACGATAGCCCGGCAGTCTTATTTGTCAGACCGAGAGGGCTTCATTTAAATGAAACTCATTTTTTAGTTGATGATAAGCCCATACCCGCAGCACTCTTTGATTTTGGCTTATTTTTCTTTCATAACGTTCATGAGCAAATAGATCGAGGAACTGGCTCATATTTCTATCTGCCCAAAATAGAGGATCACCTGGAGGCAAGATGGTGGAATGATGTGTTCAATTGGTCACAAGATGAGCTAGATGTGCCAAGGGGCACGATTAGAGCGACAGTCCTAATAGAAACTCTTCCAGCAGCATTTCAGATGGACGATATTTTATGGGAGCTTTCAGATCACTCTGCCGGGCTTAACTGTGGCAGATGGGACTACATCTTTAGTTACATTAAGACATTTAGAAATCATAAAAATAAAGTTCTTCCAGATAGATCGTCTGTTACGATGGACAGAAAATTTATGAAATCGTATAGTGATCTATTAATTAAAACATGCCATCGAAGAGGAGTTCATGCGATGGGCGGAATGGCGGCACAAATACCCATTAAAAATGATATCGATGCAAATAACGTTGCAATGCAAGCTGTTAAGAGTGATAAATTTCGCGAAGTAACATCTGGACATGATGGAACATGGGTAGCTCACCCCGGCCTAGTTCCCGTTGCAAGAGAAATATTTGATGAATATATGAAAGATTCTAACCAGATTAGTAAGCAAATTGAACGTGAAATTACATCAAGTGATTTATTAATATGTCCTGATGGGCTTATTACAGTCGGCGGACTGAGAAAGAATATAAATATTGGAATCCAATATATTGAAAACTGGCTGAGAGGAAATGGATGTGTACCTCTCTATAATCTTATGGAAGATGCTGCCACAGCTGAAATATCTCGAACACAGGTGTGGCAATGGATAAGGCATCAAAAATTTGATATGAACATATTTGATAAAATTTTTGATGAAGAGCTTCTTAAAATAAGGCTTGAGGTTGGAGAAGATGTATTTTTATCTGGTCAATATGACAGAGCAGCAAATTTATTTGGTAGACTTTCAACATCTAGAGAGCTAATAAGCTTTTTAACATTGCCGGCATATGATATGCTGGTTGGAGAAAATGATGATCGATGATAATGGATACTGCATTATTTGTGCAAAGCACGAGAATCAGTGCAGGTGTGACGAGGAAGAACCTACATCTAGCGGCAGGTGGGAGGGAATTAATAGAGACTGGACAGTAACAGACGTTAATGCTCTTCGAGGAAGAGTTAAAATAGAATATTCTCTTGCCGCGCAAGGATCAAAAAAGCTATGGAACTTTCTCAATCAAGAAGAGCCGGTCGCTGCTCTCGGAGCACTAACTGGAAATCAAGCAGTTCAGCAAGTAAAGGCCGGACTAAACGGAATATATGTTAGTGGCTGGCAAGTTGCTGCAGATGCAAATCTCTCTGGACAGACGTACCCAGACCAGAGCTTATATCCGGCAAATAGTGTTCCAACACTAGTAAAGAGAATTAATCAGTCCCTGCAGAGAGCAGATCAAATTGAAAGTTCAGAAGGTATTCAAACAAGAGACTGGATGGTCCCAGTTATAGCAGATGCTGAAGCTGGCTTCGGAGGTCCATTAAACGCATACGAGATGATGAAGTCTATGATAGAATCAGGTGTAGCAGGAGTTCATTTTGAAGATCAGCTTTCTTCTGAGAAAAAGTGTGGACACCTTGGTGGAAAAGTTCTGTTACCAACATCGCAGTTTATTAGAACATTAAAGGCTGCACGGTTAGCAGCAGACGTCATGGATGTACCTACTGTTTTAATTGCTAGAACAGACGCAAATAGCGCAAAGCTAATAACATCTGATATAGATCCAAGGGATCATGAGTTCCTAACTGGTAGCAGAACCTCTGAGGGATTTTATAGAATTACTGGAGGAATCGATTGTGCTATTGCAAGAGGGCTTGCCTACGCTCCTTATGCAGACATGTTATGGTGTGAAACTTCAACTCCAAATATAGAAGAAGCTCAAAAGTTCGCCGACGCGATTCATGAAAAGTTTCCAGGAAAGTTGCTTGCATATAATTGTTCACCTTCGTTTAACTGGAGAAAGCATTTGGATGAAGTGACAATTTCAACATTTAGACAACAGCTTAACAAAATGGGCTACAAATTTCAGTTTGTCACACTTGCAGGATTCCATTCTCTTAATCATTCAATGTTTGAGCTATCTAGAAAATATAAGGATTATTCTATGTCTGCGTACGTTGAGCTTCAAGATGAAGAATTTATGTCTGAACATTTTGGATATACTGCTACGAAACATCAGCGGGAAGTCGGAACTGGATACTTTGATTCTGTAAAGGAAGCAATCATGGGTGATGATATATCATCGACTCTTGCGCTTAAAGGATCCACAGAGTCAGATCAATTTGACTAGGATTTTGAGGCATGAGTAATATAGTATTGTTTGATATGGATGGAACATTAACTCCTGCAAGAAAGAAAATAAGCAAGAGAATGGTTAATGCAATAATTGATCTTCTAATGCACACAGAGGTTGGCATCGTGACCGGAAGTGGTTTAGACTATTTAAAAGAACAGTGCTCTGATCTATGGAATAATTCAAGATTTCTATCATCTGGTGACAAGTTATGGGACATCATACTACTACCATGTAACGGTACACAGCTGTTCGGCTGGAATGGAGAGGCATGGTCGTCATCCCATAATGCATCTATGAGAGACAGGCTAGGCAATGAATCGATGGATAGGCTGTTTCAAGGAATAGTGTATCTTCAGACAAAATATATTGATGATTATTTTGGAATAAGCCCGCTAACAGGTCACTTTATCTCAAGCAGGGGGTCATTAATTAACTGGTGCCCTATTGGAAGAAATGCAAATGATAAAGATAGGAAAGTCTTTACAGAACTTGACGATGGGCATAGGGTGAGATTGAGAATGAGGGATCAATTAATAGCGTGGATGAGTAGTTACAATATTGAAAATATAACTGTAGCACTTGGTGGCAGTACATCTCTTGATATTTACCCAGACGGATGGGATAAAACTTATGCATTAAATCATTTCCCTGATGATATTATTCCATGGTTTGTTGGAGACAAATGCAAGGGAACTGGAAATGATAGATCGATTTATGAGAAACTTTTAAAGACTGGAAACTCATTTGAAACATCTGGGCCCAATGAAACAATTAAGATAATTTGTGATAAAATTATTCCTGGAATAAAAGAATAAAATGGATGAGTGGAGCAGGATGGTGGATGGTAATGTTTCCACTAGAAATATAGAAAATGTAGAATGGGTGTTTAATGAGTTCGGATACGATAAGGTATGTTGACAATGTACACACACCTCTATATTTGTTTATAATATAATGTATGCCACCGTAGCTCAGTTGGCAGAGCAGCTGATTTGTAATCAGCAGGTCGTAGGTTCGAATCCTATCGGTGGCTCCATACAAATCAAGATAAGATAAAGATGGGAATGATGTTTCAAACAAAAGATACTTTAATTCGTCCAAGCTGGAAAGAAGTTGGAATTTGGATTGGTATGCTTTTAATTATTATTTCAACAATGGTATTAGTGTGGATAGGAGATTCAAACTTGTATATAGGTGCCCAGAGTGCGGAGCTCCCGTAATTTGGTCGCTTAACAATCCTATAGCCGGAGCAACGTCTTCTACGCGATGTGCAAATAACATGACTGTGTCTAGAATTGATTGGAAGTCAGAAGCTGCAACATTTTGCTACTGGGCAGGAATCGCTCGCAGAGAGAAAAATGGTGATGTCAAGCTTTTTTATAATGACGGAATTACTCTTCTTAATCCCTTTTATAAATCTTTAGATATTTATAGTAAGAGGAAAAAGTAATGGATAAAGATTTTTATAATGAGGCATCTGCAAATAAATTAGGGTGGAAACCATCCTGGTTTGGATGTGACGAATTTGATGTAAGGCTTGTCAAAGCTGTTCAGAAATGGCAAAGAGCAAATGGTCTTACGGGTGACGGTCTTGTTGGCCCAATGACGTATAGGAGAGTCTGGACAGATAGAGAAGCTAATATTTCTTCATATGTGCCCAGACCATCTGCCATTCAAGGTCAATCAGACAAACATATTGTTCATAATGGACAATTTTTTCCAATTGAGTGGGACAAAGTTATTCTTTGGGATGAACCCCTCGGGCTAAAATCTAAGAAGGGGTGCTATACGGACTATTCTGGCAAGCCAGATCGTAAGCCCACAATGTTTGTAAATCACTGGGATGTATGCCTTAGTGCAGAATCATGCTCACGAGTTCTTAATAGTAGGGGAATTTCAGTTCACTTTTGTTTAGATAACGATGGAACGATATACCAACTTCTAGATACACAGCACAAGGCATGGCATGCTGGAATCAGTAATAATGTTGGAGGAAATCCCAAAGGGATAGGAATTGAGATCTCAAATGCGTATTATCCAAAATACCAAGACTGGTATGTTAGAAACGGATTTGGAGAAAGACCGTTGCAAGAGAATGGGCTAGTTCATGGAAGAACTCTCGATCCATTTTTATGGTTCTATCCCGTTCAGATCGAAGCGCTAAAGGCTCTCTGGAAGGCAATTCATATTGGTATTGGAATACCTCTATCATATCCAGAAAAATCTGATGGTAGTTTTTCTACAACAGTTCACAAAGACTGTGAACGTGGTACGTTTAATGGATTTTGCAATCATTATAATTTCACAAAAGGAAAGATTGATTGTGCAGGGCTGGATGTTCCCGAGCTGCTAGAAGAAATCAAACAATCACCGCTCTACTGTCTAGATAGATAGAAGGGCTCTTAAAGGAGTTTAAAGTGAATTTACTCGAGTACGTGTGGCTTGATGGCAATAAAACACAGAGTGCGAGAAGCAAGATAAAGGTTTTACAAGAATGGGACGGATCTTTAGATTCGATTCCAAAGTGGAATTTTGACGGATCATCAACCAATCAGGCACCGGGAGACGATTCAGAAAGACTACTACTGCCTGTTAGACATTACAAGTTTAGAAATAAGTTCATTGTTCTATGCGAGGTATTTAATCCAGATGGAACATCACATGAAAGCAATACAAGAGCAGAGCTGAGATCATTTTTAAATTCTCACCCTGAGCAAGGTTCTTGGTGGGGATTTGAGCAAGAGTATTTCATAGTACAGGATGGAAACCCTATAGGATTTTCTAAGACACCTGGGCCACAAGGCCCATACTACTGCAGTGTAGGCGGAGATAAAGCGATAGGCAGGCCGCTTGCTGAGCATCACATGCTTTCTTGCTTGGCAGCCGGCATGGAAATAACTGGAATCAATGCCGAAGTTGCTCCATCTCAATGGGAATATCAGTGTTTTTCTAAAGATCCCCTTAAAGCATCTGATGATTTGATAGTATCAAGGTACATTTTATCTTCGCTAGCTGAAGAGAGGGGCTTAGATATTGACATATCTCCAAAGCCTGTAAAGGGTGATTGGAACGGTTCCGGCTGCCATGCCAATTTCAGCACCGCAAAGATGAGAGATGAGGGAACCGAGGCATATTTTAAAAAAGTCCTCAGTCGTATGGAGCTTCGTCATGATATTCACATAGAGGGCTATGGCGAGCTTAATCATGAAAGGCTGACTGGCCTTCATGAAACACAGGATATCAAAATTTTTAGTTGGGGTGTAGCTGACAGGGGTGCGTCAATAAGAGTTCCCACTGATACATTTAAGGGTGGCTGGAAGGGGTATCTAGAAGATCGAAGGCCTGCATCCAACTGTGATCCATACACAGTAGTTAGATTAATTTCTGAAGCTATTGATATAGTTGATGAGAACTTTTAGGAAGGTGTGAGTAAAATCTGAAATTTTACATCTCATTTGATTCGTAGTATTAACAAATGAGGTAACATCATCCACATTAGATTCATTGATGACGTTCGTGTATTTAAGTTTATGCTTAAAGCTCTTCTAATCATGAATCTCATCGATGCATTCGCTACAATGATATGGGTAGAGATCGGAGTAGCAGAAGAGGCCAACCCTCTAATGTCGTGGGCGCTTGAAGATGATGTGGGATTTTTTATTCTATCGAAGGTATTTCTTGTAATATTTTCAGTTTTATTGCTGTGGAGAAGCAGAGAACATAGAATTGCAAGAATTTTAACTGCTCCGGTTTTTTTACTTTATGCATATATTATTAGCATTCATATCTTTATATTTTTTAGTTTAATTTTTCAAAAGGGATTGTGGCAATGATTACAATGAATTTTGCAATAACATTTTTTCTTTCAAGCGTGATAGCGTGTGTGTGCTTTTCACTTGGCAGGATTGTTGGAAAGCTTGATGCTGAACATCTGCAGAAAATAAAAGATCGCTCCAGTAAAGTCGATATAGATCTTTCAAACTTTAGCTTTAAAGAATATTATGATGATCATCCAGAACCAGACGTAATTGACGCAGAGTTTGAAGATGTAGTATATGATTTACAGGCGTATAAAAAAAAGAAAGACCGAGAGAGATCAAGTGAAATTAATGCAATTGCAAACTATGAAGTAATGTTTTCTAAAAGAGATGGGCAGTTTATTAAAATGCCCAAAGAAGTTGCAGATCTTATAAGACATCTAAAACGAAAATCATAATTATTTGCTCTCTCTGTGATATTTATACACGGTAACACACGATGAAAATATCTAGATTAATTCTCAGAAAGCTTATTTTAAGTGAAGTCAAAAAAACTCTATCAAGAGATCATCTTGTTGAGGGACTAATGGACAAGCTCGCTGCAGTAGGAGCTGATGATCTTGATGATGCTATTCAATCTGCTAAAGATGCAGCGGGATCTGACTTTCTTGATGACGTCATTAGAGACACAATAGAGACAGATACCTTTAAAGCTACAATAGAGGAAATGGATGACGAAACTATCAAGTCAATTTTTGGAAAACTGAGAGGATCTCTTAGAGGAAGTGCATTGAGCAAGCTTAGGGATAAAATCATAGCAATCAAACCTGGTCTCAAAAATGAGCTTGAGTAGAGAAGTTATGAGTAATCTTAGCTCATTGCTGAATAATTAAATAACAGGAGACATAGTCACCATGAAGATAGGCAGAAATCAACTTAGAAAAATAATAAAAGAAGAGATTAGAAGAATCATGCTTCATGAACAAACTCTGGATATTGATGCAGGTCCCCAGATACAACTCCCTGAGCCTATGTCGGGAGAGCCTATAGTGCAGTCAGCTCAGGCTAAAAATATTCAAGGTAAGGCCCGAAAGCAGCTATCGAGCAAGATGCAGACGCGCTACTCCCAATACAAAAGTAATGAGAATCCGGATGCTAAGGGCAGGATTCAATTTACATTTGATGTAGAGGATAGGCCAGCAGGTGATAAAATATTTTCCCAGATGTCAAACGTCAAGATAGATAGCAGTTCTCACGATGAGCTGCGACCCCTGATTGATGGATGGAAAGACGGTGTGGATGACTCTCTGAAGATGCTCTGGAGAGGAACATCCCCTGGAGAGGCACCAGTTCCTGCTGGAAAGTATACCATTACACTAGTTTTTACACAGAGTTAAAAGTCGTACTTAGTGTAAAATAATCATTCCTATAGTATAATTTCATTATGAGTTATAGGAATAATGATGATAAATAGAGAAGCTTTAATATCTTTGATTCTTCTAGCTGGATGCTCTGCTGAGAGCATCGAGGATAGATTTGTAGAAGTCGATGAACCCATATCATATGGAATCTTCTGCGGACCAGCTGAAGAGGAAAATACAAATTTGAATGTAGAGTCTTTATTTCTTGATGACACTATAGTTGATGCAGCACTGTTAGAGACTTATGAGGGTTCGTATCTTATTAATATGGACTCCACAGATGGAAGCGACGTTGAAGGTTTTATAAACATTCCGTACTTTGATTGCTCGACATTTGTCGACGTAATATTTCTCTCAGAATATTAGTCTAATATGAATACTGATTGGACTCCGCCAAGATCGCCCTACAATTTAATTCAAGAGCATCTATGGGAAGATCCATGGAAGATATTTTAAAGAAGATGTGCAGATAATGATACAGCCCCTGGGACTGTCAGATAGATGATCTAGAGCACTTACAATGATGCATGATATAATAATCATGCATCATCGTAGAGACACACCAGAGCTGCTATATGGAATAGGAAAGTATGCTTCTGATGCCTATCGAATATTTTGTTTGGGCGGAACAAACACTTCAGTTGAAAACTAATAGAATATCACTCTCTTCCTAGATAATTACTATTGAAGGGTTAAGCATGAAGATTACAAGAAGACAGCTGAGAAGCCTCATTAAAGAAGAAATTGTGAGAGAGTCTCGATATTTTGGAATGTCTGTTCCGCAAGTCCTGGCCTTCTTTGACACATTCAGTGATAATACATGGATCTTCTTTGACACTGAGACAATGGGATTTAAACCTCATGAGCAGCAGCTCACAGAAATAGGCGCCGTTGCAGTCAATCCTCGTGGGTGGACGGGAGACCCAGAGATCTTAGGGCAGTTTAATGAAAAGATAACACTGCAGCCAGATACTGTTGAACGGCTAAGGCAGGATAAAGCTCTATCTCCTGAGGAACGTGCTGCAAGAGGAAGAAGTCTCACGTCACCAGAGATATTATCTATGACAAGATATGGTGAGAGCGGCGGAACCTATAAGGATGAGCAAGAGGTTTTAGATGGGTTCCTAGCGTTTGTGGATTCATTTCCAAATCCTGTGCTTGTTGCACAAAATGCTTCGTTTGACATGAAGTACATATCTGTTAGATCTGGAGGAAGACTTGGAAGATATCCAGTTATAGATACTATGAGAATTATGCAGCTATTCCTAATACCAGCACTAAGAGCTATGAGAGATGACGATGGAGATGAAGAGGCGGGAGAGCTATTGTCTAAAATGAAGAGACGAGGAGGATATTCTGCATCTATGGGAGTTGTTTCTGGAGCATATGGTGTCTCCACAGATGAATGGCACAACGCCTTAGCGGATGTAAAGATGCTAATGGCACTATTTCAGCATGTAATTGATTCACTAAGAAAGGGATCGGGTGCTAATATACGATCTGGTCAAGAGTATGCAATTAAACAAATCACTAGAAGAAACAGGCGATAAGTTTATTCGTACTTTCTAAGTCTCGCCACACCATCATTAATTTCAACGTATGTTTGATGTGTAATCCAATCACCTGAATTGATGTATGTTTTAATCTGTTGATCAGCATCGATCCATATCAATGCTTCAGGATTATGTGTGTGACCCATTACGAAGACATCAACATCATCATTGTATTTTAAGATGTTGATTATTGTTCTGAGCTTGTGCTTTTGAATATATCGCTTTGTCCACCATGTTGTGAGATCAAAATCAAATATTATTTCTAGAAGGCTTTGCATCATAGATATAAATTTCACAAAAAGCTTTTTGTGAAGCCATCCCTCATCATAAGAATCTCCATGCTCTACTCTAAATCTTCTTCCGCCTTCGTCAAATTCATATTTGTTGACAAACCTTATCCCCATAATCTTTTTTCCAACAAGGCCGACAAGACTTTCATCATGATTTCCAACAACATATACTACGTCTTTGCTTCGATCTACTGATGACAGTATTTCTATGCATCTTTCTGTAAAGACTGGAATTCTAATAAAGTCTATTATGTCACCAGCTAGAATGATCTGATCGTACTCGATTGATTTTAAAAATTCAAGAAGCTGACCAGACCTATAAAATCTGCTGCCAATGTGCGTATCTGATATGATTACTCTTTTCATTGAACAATTCTTTCTATGATGTTATATTACATCTATAGGTAGGCTATGTATTATTCTAAGAGGAATTGAATTCAATTCCCAACAATAAGGAGAAAATATTATGAGTTCTTATAAATTATCAGATGAGATTATATCTCAAATTGCAAAATTGACGCAACTAGCAATTCTTACGGGAACTGATGTTGTTGATAATATGCGAACCATTAGAGTAGAAGTTTCTGATTCAGATGTCGATACTTTAGTTTTGACTTCCGAATACAGATCAGATGCAGAAGAACAAATTAATAAACTAATGAATGAAGCTAGCAGCTTAAATACAGAAAACAACTAGGACATCACTGTGGCAATAACAGTCAAGGGAAAACAAAAACACTCTTCAGACACTAATGTACGGCATGATGAGAGTCGATTGCCACCAGATATCTCAGTTACATTTAATGAGGTAGTCTTAAATACAGAAGAAGAATCTGATGAGTCATCAGATTCTTTAAAAGCTATGTTCGAGCTAAGGGAAGAATTTATGGTATCTCTTAGAGAAAAATACCCCATTGATAATCCTGCTTGGCCGCTAGATCTTTCTCAAAAACCTGAGCAGCAGTAT